GCAGGCGGGGCCGTACTCGCAACCCCATCCCTAAACCCCTGCGCCGCTGCCGTAGCCATGTCTGCCGCGGCAAAGCGCTGTGCAAGCTGCGACTCAAGTGCGGTGATGCGGGCGTGCTGGGTGCTCATGTTCAACCCTGCCTCGTTTTTCGACACATTACCTGCGACGTGTTCGATTTCTGCGGGGTTTTGAACATGAGGCATGCAGTCCAGAATCACCTGCGATTCAAGCTCTTGACAGTAGGCGTGCAGGCGTCGCAGTTCTGCGGCTGCGCGCTGGCGCAAAGCCGCCTCGTTCTGCAAAACGTTCGGCACAAAAGTGCCCAGCTCAAGCTCATCAGCAAGATACAGCGCGTACGATTGTTGTGTTGTCATATCAGTTGCTCCTGTTGTTTCGCCGCCTGCGCCTGGGCTGCCTTGTCTGCATTGACGGGCTGGGCTAGGGCGGTGTCTTTCTTGCGGGTCATCAGGATTTCTCCAGCGCCTGCCACATCGTGCGCGGACGCGGGGCGTCTGGCAGGGCGGGCTGCTCTGACTGTTCTTCGGGCGTGGACAAAAAGCCGCTGCTCCGGTCGCCTGTGGCTTTGATGAAGTCAACCTCCACGCGGGCCGTGTCCACCAGCACTCCTGCGACTTGCGCCACAGCACGGGCGCGGTCTGGTTCCATGGGGTTATCGCGGTCGCGCAGGCTGGCAAGGGTCTGCATCAGGTGTTCACGCAGTGCGTTGATGTGTGGTGTGCTCATTTTTCGTGTCCTGTTCTTTGATGATTCGATTGACTTGCCGCGTGATAGCGCCCTTTATCTGGTAAAGGCGGCCCATCTCTGGCGATCTGTTTTTCGGATGGTTGCGCAGCGCGTTTTGTGCGCGGCTGATGCATTCGAGCTTGTCTGCTGTGATCTCTTTCAGCACGGCGGTTTTCATACCCGGCTTGAAGATGACAAAGTGTTTTTCAGGAATAGGGCCGTTTTCCGCTTCCCACACCAGCCGCGCCACTGGCTGCCAGCGCCTGGCCGGGTAGAGCGCAGGATCATCACTTACCTTCTGCTCTAAGTGGCCTTCTTTGCTTATGCGCAATGATCCGATGGGCACGTAGTTGTGTGCCGCTGCGCCCGTCCTGCCGCCTTTTTTGAACTGCGTTTCAGCACTGCGCCCACCCGGCTTGTAGCCGTCCATTCCCTTGTTCCACGGGGTCAATCCCGGCTTGAATTGCGTGCTTTTGATGCCCTCGTGTTGCTGGCCGCGCCGCCTGCGTCCTGAGCTGACGCTTTGCATGTAGGCCTCGCTTTTGCGCAAACCAATATCCCGCGCCTTTTGCCATACTGAGCCGGTATTTCGTCCCAGTTCTGAGGCAAGCTGTGCGGTGGTTGTGTCGGGGTACTTTTCGCGCAGCACCTGCAACTGCGATGGCGTCCAATGTCTAGGGTCTGGCATGGCGTGAAAAAGCCCGCTGGTGCGGGCTGGGTGTGGGTTTAGCTCAAGTCATTGAGCGCTTGCGTTAGTTGGTTCACTTCTTCCACCAACTTCACGATTGGCGTTAAGTCCCAGTTGGCCCCGCTTTCGTAGGAGTTGCAGATGGGTACAACAATGTCCCGTATCTGCTGCACTCTCTCACGGCGGGCCTTTCGCAGAACGGCTTGACGGCCAATCAATGCCATCTTTGCTTCATCGCTGGTGTCGGGTAGTGCCATCGCGTCCCCATGAAAGAAGAAGGCCAACGACTGCGGCAGTGCTGGCCTTGGGTTGTTGATTCAGTGCGCGGCGTTTTGCGATGTACTTAGCGTGCGCCCTGGCTCTTGCGGCCTTGCCCTTTGGCGATAGGGCGTACCGCTTGTAATCGCGGACTGGCATGGTCAGAAAGGAATGTCGTCGCTATCAAGCCCGCCCGCAAACGCTGGCGCTGGTGCTGCGCGTGGTGCGCGTGGTGCTGGCGAAGGTTCTGCCGGCTGTTCGCGCTTGCCACCCTGCAATGCAAGATCGTTCACGCGGATTTCCATTTGCTTGCGCTTGCCGCCATCCTTATCAACCCATTCGCGTTCGGTCACAGTGCCAACAACGGTCACTTGCTGGCCTTTTAGAAGGTACGGCGCAAGGGCGGAAACACGCTTGCCGAATAATTGGCAGTTCCACCAGATCGTGGGCTTTTCGCGCCCCTGGCTGTCTGCTACGGAGAAATTGCCTACGGGGTCGCCGTTGGGCATTGCGCGCTGTTCCATGTCGCGGCCAAGTGTCCCGGTTATCGTGATGACGTTCATGCTGATGCTTTCTGAGTGCGTTTCTTTTCGAGTGCTTTGGTAACTGGTGCCAGCGCGGCGGCTGGTATTTCCTGCTCTGACGGTACTGGGTGTCCCGTCATCTGACTGACCCATGCGAGGAAGGCAACGCGATCCGCGCCGACTTCATCAATCAGCGCTTGAATGTCTGCTGCCTGCTGCTCTGTGACTGTGGGCATCTCACGGCGGGCCGTTTCCTCTGCCGCCCAGGCGACATATTTGGAATCGTCCCATTGGCCGCTGAAAATGTCTCCAGCGAAGCCCAGCATGGAAAGACACTTCACCATGCCATCGGTGGCCGACTTCTTTGGTGCATCCTCATCAACGATGTGCTTTCCCGCTGCTGATGTGTAGGCGGCTCGGGTTTGGCCCATCTGCTCAATCTCGCCGCGCTTGCCGTCCTGTACATACCAGACTTTCACATGCGCAATGTGAAGTGCTTCGTCTGCGAAGCGCTCGAAGCGCTCAGAAAGGATCTGCACTCCCCAGCCCAGGCCACAGGGGCCGAACACCTCGGTAGCCCGCTGGATAACCCAGTAGGGTTTCGGGGAGTTGCCCTTGTATTGTTTCCCGGTGATGGGCTTTACCGCCCTCGGGTCCGTCACACAGACGGACTGCCATAGCTTCATCGTTTCCATTGCTGCTCTCCATAGCTTGTTGCTGATCGAATTCGATTTGTGCGCAGGCCATAGCCTCGTCGCACGATTCCTGTAATACGGGGTGCATGTTCATCCTCCTGATACCGTCCACGCATACCGGGCGGCGTTGATAGGGTTGTGGATCTGCCGGTACAGCCTAAAAAGCCGGTAGAAGTCCACCATGCGGCTCATGGCAGGCTCCAGCCGTACACCAGGCCAGCCGCCAGCGCCACGCCGACCAGAATGACGGTGCAGTAGTCCATGAGGGCATAAAAAAACCGCCTGGAAGGGGGCGGTTGGTAGCGGTAAATCGCGTGCCCGTCACATCGGGTTGTGCGGGCGAATCGACTGGTGCAGTTGTCGAGATAGGGGGGCATTCGGATCATGGTGTCTCCCTTGCTTTTAGCATTGCGTCTGCAATTCGGTAAGCGGCTCGCGCTCCTGCCTCGATCACATCAGAGCCAAATCCAACATCCGGATCTGTGAAATACGCTTGCATGGCCTTCGCTGCAAAGTAGTCGCGAATGGTCATGCCGTTTGCGTCACTGCGGGCCGTGTTTTCGTATCCAAAGCAAGAATCCGCCAACGGGAATGCTGGCCCGCAGTGGTTTTTTGTTGTCATGATTGTTCTCCTGTTGCCTTTGCTATTGCTGCCTTCGCCTGCGCAAGCGGGCTGGCGCGCTCTGCCATGTGTGGCGATGCGACTTGCTTATCCAGCACAGCCACGATGCGTTGCAGGGCTGCGAGCATGTCGGGGGCTGCGTCATAGAGCGCGTTCTCCCGCTTAATCTGCGCCTGGCTGGCGATGGATGCCGCAAGGGCTGCGGCGCGGTATTGTTCGGCGTTGTTCATTCAACCTCCGCGTGAAGATTTGCATACGTGCGGGCCAGTGTGTCCAAAGCTGTCACGGCCTCCACATTGCCTTTGTTTGCACACAGCACAAGCGCGCGCATTACCAGCCTGTCATTGGCCCGGTAGTCCCATGCGTCAATCAGGCGGCTGTAGTCGCCTTCTTTTGCCATCGCCAATGTCACGCGGGCAATCCGTACTTCCTCAGCCTCAAGGCGGGCCGCGTATTGCTGTCGTCTGTCTTCTTCGGTTGCGCAATCGCGCATGATGGTTTCAAACATGCTTGCTCCCATGAAAAAGCCCTCACTCGGAGGGCTGCGTGTGGAATATCTTCTTCCAGATATTTGTAGATAGTTGACGGCCTACCCCTTGCGGACAAAGCACCGCTTCATGCTTCTGGGGAGGCCAGCTTCGGCATTGCTGCCATGCCGCAGTCGCTAACACTGCGGCAGGGTGTGCCATCAGAAAAGCGGGCCTGTGCGCGCCAGGCTTAGACAGCTTGCGTAGGGGGCAAACCCATTCGCTCCAGTCGCCGCTTATCTGATGGCCCCGGCGCATGGCCGGGACGGCGAGTTATGTGACGCTGACGCTTCCGTACTGAGCACGCAGGTCTGTATGCGCCAGCGGGTTTGTTATGGGCATATTGCCAATAGCGTGCAGCTCAAATGCAGCCCATTCCTCGACGTCATCATCGGAAACATCATCTGGAACCTCTACCGAAAAACTGACGGTTTTCATAGCCATGCTGTCTCTCCTTCATTCACCCCCATAGGGGCGGGGTGGGGGGTTACTTCTGCATTTGCGCATCTACAAATACGCGGCAGTCGTCTAAATCCCCAACGCCTCCGATGTGCAAAACATGAGAGCCGAAGTCTCGATGAGTGCTGCCGAGGCCCATGTGGTTCATGGCCCAAACAAGACGCGCGGCATCGTTGCGCTCGATCTGCTGCGGTAATTCTTTGTTTGCCGATGCTTCAATGAGTTGCGCCTTTAAAGTCATGCTGTCGCTCCTTGATAGTCGGGGGTTAGAAAGTGCGGGATCTGTTCGAGGTCAAGATCCAGATCGTCGCAATCCGTTGCCAAAGCGTCCTGGCGGCTCTCGCTGGCAAGATGGCCCAGCATCCTGGCGCGCTCTGTGTGTTGTTCACGCTCGGCCAATGCAAGCATTTGGATGATGTCCATGTCGTTCTCCTTGGTTGAAT